TTCACCAAGATGCACGCCAAGTACCCCGAGCTCCTGTGCGTCAACGATCACCAGAACAAGGACCTCGACGAGTATTTTGCAGTTTTTGATTGTATGATCGATCCCGTGTCGCGCCGGTACCTGTCAGAGGATTACGCATTTTGTCGCCGCTGGCAGCAGATGGACGGTAAGATTTATGCCGACGTCATGACGGTCCTGGGCCACGTCGGAAACATTCGGTTCCAAGGGACTCTCGAGGAGCGGCTTAGAACGAGTGTGTAGATAAGGCGTAGCTTCTCATAAAATTTAATGACCGTCATCCATGTCGTCGCGGTCACGCGAAACAAGTCTATCAGCGCGACAACCCTACACACCATGATGAACGTCCACATGCTGTGTATGATGCGCGGGACGCACCTTGAGATTCAGTTCGTCGAGGACAAGTCGAGTCTGCCCAAGCTCATCAAGACGGGCGAGCGCATCTTCTGGATGGACTATGGAACGAATTTGAATACCGAAATACTCTCAAAGGTTCTGGATCCGTTCGAGAAGGGCGTTCAGGTTCTCGTCTTCCCTTCGGTCCGCGAGGGAATCGACTGGGGCATGTTCGAGAAGAAGACCAAGGCGGGATCGACCGAGAGTGTCGGGCAGCGCGGTCTCTCGTTCGACACCGAGGTTGGGAAGAAGCTCGGCGAGGGCCTTTACGAGTGCACCAAGACGTCAGCGCGCGTCTGGGTCATGGACGCCAAGCCGGTCGACAAGAAGCTCCGGGGCGGTAAGGACCCGGTCAAACTTCCTCTGACGAACAGCGAGGATATGTTTTCGTGTCTCTCTCGGAACGGCATCAAAATTGGTGTCGCGTCCGAGGCAATTGTCGTGTGTCACTACGTGCACGAGTGTTTTGGGAATATCCTCGAGGCTTCGGGCGTTCAGCTACAGCCTTAGAGATTTAGAACTCTTAAAATTTAAGAAATGAATCAATTCATCGCGGAAGCGTGGGGGTCAAGCGATCCGTCACGTTTCCCCGGTCCACAGCCCGTGTCGATCGAGCGTCGACACTTCAGCCTCCTCAAACGCCAACCGTATCTGGTGTCTGAAAAGACTGACGGCGTTCGCAATTTTCTCGTGAGCAACGAGTCCGGGGTTTTCCTCGTGGATCGCGCATTTCATACAGAATCCGTAAAGATTCGCGTCCCAAAAGGGACTTTGCTCGACGGCGAGCTCGTCAAGGCTAAGAATGGCCGATGGCTCTTCATGGTATACGACGCAGTCCAAGTCAAGGGTGAGGATTTGAGAAATTCAGATCTCAATATACGGCTCGACAAGGCACGCACGCTCGCCAAGGGAATTATCAAGACGGCCGGGGCCCCCTTTGAGGTTCGGGTCAAGACCATGACGGACTTGAAAGACCTGGAGTCATTTCCGGATCTTAATTCGTTCGACTATGAGACGGACGGACTCGTCTTCACCCCCGTCAACGAACCGATCCGTATGGGAACCCACGAGACCATGTTCAAGTGGAAGCCGTTCGAACGCATCACGATCGATTTCAAGTTGCAAAATGGATTTGAACTTTTTGTACAAGACAGGGGCGTCCCTTACAAAGAGGCTGAATTGCACATGAAGAATAAGCGGTCGGACCTTCCGGACGGAACCATAGCCGAGTGTGGATACGGTGATCTCGGTTGGTTCGTCGAAAAGATACGGACCGACAAGACCCACCCGAACAACCGGCGAACCTATTTCCGGACGATTGTCAACCTGCGGGAGAGGATTCAACTGAGTGAATTCATGGGCCTGTAAAAGGCGAGATAAAATTCACCCCGGAGTGATTCGATGCCCGGAACTTCACGAACACTTTCATCATCTTTAATGTACCACTTATCGTATCGCCGAACGAGCAGCGCGTAATGTCCCCCGTTCTTGTGTCCCTGGTGCATAATACACGCGAATAGCTTGCGTCCCTCAAACTCGAAAGGAAGCTCGACCGGGAATTTATAATCGTACATGCTGAATGAAAAGCTGGTAAACTTGGGCCAACGACCTACACGGTTCCGGACGGATGCAATATTGTGCGTCTTCCCAGAATCGTCGACGTAATTTTCGATCGCAATTGGTTCGAGGCGGTCTTCGATAAGATCGTGCAACCGACAAGGCTCGGACACATCCAGAAGAAGGGTCGTGAACGGCGTCTTGAGGGTCGACATTCCCTCGTCCCACATCGTCTCCTGGACGTCCTCCCCATTGAAAAGGTTCTGGATGAATTCTTTTCCGATGGATTCCTCAAATATATCAATCAGGAGCAGAACCGCCTCTTGCGCGTCATGCTGCTGGTGCCCGGCAAATCTTGGAAACCTGGCCCGAAACGCACCCAAGAGGTCGCTCGGACTGACCGGGGTCGTCTCGCCTTTTACGAATAATTGCTTTATGACCTTCTGGTACTCGCGGGTCACGTCACAAGGCCCTTCGTACGGAGTGCTAAAAAAGTGTTTTGTGAGGGGAGGGACGTGCGCCAGACATTGAACGCTCGTATTAAACCAGCACGTGTTTCCAAGGTTCCAAAGACCCCGCATTTCGCCTTAGAGACTCTAGACGCTTAGTCTCTAACCAGAAAATGGAGTTTCATCCGTGCAATCCGATTGCGATCACAATGTACGACAAGTGGGAACCTCTCATCTTCAAGCAGGCGGCGACGCCCCACGCCGAGATTGAGATTCGGCTCGGTCGCAAGGCTCGCAAGGGTTTTGACACGAATGTCGGTCAGGAGACTTTCCAGAAGGTTCTTCGGGCCCTCACGAAGTTTAGCGGTTGGGATTCAACGTCTCACACGAATTCGACCGTGTATTATTTCCCGGGCGACAAGCGCCTCGTCGCCGACGATGAGACTGACGAGCAGGTCTGCTGCATCAAGAAGCGCGTCCTGGTTGATGATTTCCCCATCGACGGGTCGCCACTGGATGCACGCCTTGGCATCTCGACCGAAGACCCATGGGAGTACGATGGCGAAGAGGAGAGTACCGAACAAAAGACCAGGGAGCGTTGGTCTTTTGTGCGGAAGAATCTTTCGATCGACCTTTCGATCGTCAAGGGAACACCGGACGACAAGGACTGCGACGAGGACACGACTTATCAAATTGAGATGGAAATTGTGGATCTCAAGAAAATTCATACAAACATCAACATGTTCAACATGATCTACAAGGTGTTTGACGTTCTCAAGTGCGTCGAGGGACCTTGCGCTTGATCGGGCCCGTGTGCCCCTTGGGAGCCCTGGAGACCACATTGGATTTCCACATCGCCTTGAGTGACGCGGGCGCCTTGCCCTTCAGGGCCGCGCGAATCTCGTTCCAGGTCCAGTTCCTGCTCGAGTTCAAGCCGAGACTCTCCATTTTGTTGGAGAAATTGACGGCGTTGCTAGGAATGTTATACACGTAATTGAGCGACTGATTCTTCGGGGCCCGCTCCTTCTTTGGCTTCTCTTGTCCCCTGAAAGTATAGGCGTTCTGAATGAATTGTTTGTAGGCCCGCTCGATATTCGCCTTGAGCGGCTTGCCGCGCGCACCGACCGGAATCTTCTTGTAAATCGCCATAAATTTGTTGACGTTGTTCTTTTCGTAGGCTGGTCCGAGATTTTGGGTGACGCGCATATTCCACTCCATTCGCATGGCCATCGCGTCGAGTTCGGCATTCTCCTTCGCCTCGTTCGCCTTGGCCTTGGCGTTCGCGTTCGCCTTGGCGTTCGCACGCGCCTTGGCGTTCGCCTTGGCCGCGGCGTTCGCATTCGCCTTGGCCTTGGCGTCGGTCGCCTTGCGAGTCCGGTTCATGCCGACCATGCCGCGGAGCGCGTTAAACTTGTTCTGGACGGGCATGGCGTTGTATTCGTTGTGCAAATTGGACGGCAAGAACTTCTTGGCGATCTTGTTCCGCTCGGCGAGTGGCATTGTCGCCCACGCGCGCTGCGTCTGGATGCCATCTGATGTCACGCGAGCGACGCGGCCGTTGTTCAGGAACGAATAGTACATGCCGTTGACTAGAACGTCGTAGGTTCTGTTCGGTTTGTTCGTCACGCCCGCCTTTTTCTGTATGAGGCCAATGAGAGCCGCCGGGTTCATTGACGCGTTCGCCTGTGGAACGTTCATATTGCGCGCTATGGTCAGCAGCTCCGACTTGGTCAGACGGGTCGCCTGGCGGTCATCGATCCGCAAGCCTCCGTTCAGACCCATCTTGACGACGTGACGAACAACCCCGTTCGTCTCGACGTTATTTCCAATCTTAAATATGTTCCGGACCGCCTTGGGGATGTTGTGGCCCGCGTCAGAATACGTCTTTATGACGGTCTTGCGTCCAGAGGCAATCCCGGACGGTATCTTGAACCAGTACGGCTGCTTTCCGGGACCTGGGCGCACGTAAAAGCCAGGCTTTGTGGCGTTCCAGGACGGGGCGCGACGGTTCGCGAAGGACGGGGCCGGCGTGCTCGCCCTGGCCGTGAGAGGGTGGCCAGCCTTTGCAAACGCGTTCTTCGTCGACTGCGGAATGGGCTTCCCGGCGTCCTCAAAAGCCCGGACAACCTTGGGCGCAACGCCCGCAAGGTTCATAGACCCCTTGTTTAGCCACTCGCGCGTCTCTCGGTTCTGGACCATCTTGCGCCACATATAAAGACGGGGCTTTCCGTTGGTCCCCGGACGAATGTAAAACCCGGCCGGAGGCGCCTTGAGCTTGTTCCACGTGCCGGCGAGGCGGTAACGGTCGGCGAGCTTCTCCTTCTTGGACTCGTTGCTCTGGGCCCCGGGCTTCTTTATCAGGGGCGACTTTGCGGTATTGATGACGCTCGCGATGGGAATTCCGTACTTTGACGTGAAAAACTCCTTGAAGAGTTGGCTAGGCACGTCGCTCTCAGACGGGTTCTTTATGCCAGTGAAGAGGACCACGCCGTTCGCGAAAATTTGGTACGTCACCTTGGGGCTTTTGAGCTTGAGGACCACGACCGGAAGTCCAAACTTGGCGCCCGGTGGCGTGTACGTCGGAACGCCGTTACGCATAGACTCGGGGACTTTTTTGAGCTCCCGACTCAGGGCCTCGAGGTCAAATGGCCTATTTACGTAGAAAATTCCATCAATCTTCTTGTAGGTTGGTGGAGCCCGTAGGAGCATCTTTGGGGCCCAGCCGTTCTTGACGATGGCCATGAGAGCCTCCTCGTGGTTCCCGAGTCCCATGACGTCAAAGTACTTATCGGTCATCACGATCGTCTGCTTGCCGCGCTTGGCAATCACCTTCTTGATGCCAGAGGCGTCGCCGATCCAGCCCTGGGTCGGGACCCATCGTACGACCGGCTTCCTAAAGTCCTTGGTGTACCCGGTCACCTCCGTGAACCCACGAGGGGCTCCGTCAAAGACGGCTTGGAAGTTAACCGGCAACTTGAACGTGACGATTTTGGCAGTGAGTGTCGAAGCCGATACTTTCCACACTCCTTGCGTATTTGTAAAAACGCGCTTCCGTCTGAATACCTCTTGTATCTTTCGAGCCGCGTCCTCTTCCATTACATATTTATTACATTTTAATTCTCATCAAACTTGATATCGAGTCCGAAAATGAACGGCTGCGTCGAGTAAGCAGTTCCGTTGTAAATTCGCGAGTCGCTCCGGACCTCGAGGTCTTTGGAGCTGAAGGGGCCGGCGTAAAAGTCCTGGTTGAACTTGAACGTACCGAGATTGTTCTCGCGGCAGTGCTGATTGAAGCGCTCGATGAACACCTTCTGGGGCATGAAGAGGTCCGGCCCGTACTTGAACTTTTCCGAACACAGGAAGTGCTGGAGCGAGTTTGTGACAGTCGCGACCTGGCTCTGGACCAGTTTGAAGTACTTGGGGAGGACGTTCCAGATGTCCTTGTCGGAATACTTGTGCGCGTAATCGAGATAGGCCCGGAGACACTTGCAGAGGATCGCGGGCATCTCGGCGTCGAGCTTGTCGTCCAGGTGCGGGTCGGCCATATTCTCAGCGATTTGACGACCAAAATTCCACGTCGCCAGACGACGAAGGATGGATCCGGAATTGTCCTTCCAGTTGGGGACCTCATTTCCACCCAAAATTCCAGGAGTCTTCCATTGGAAGCTCAGGGCTGTCTCATTCTTGCGCGCGATCGACACGTCCTCGCCTGACACGAGCGACTGAAACTCAGCCTGCTCGAGCTGAAGGTCGCCCTTGATCTCGGGGCTGATGAACATGAACCCCTTGTAAATGCTCGAGAGCCCAAACTTCTTCTCAATGTTGTTCGAGAGGGTCGAGACGTCCTCGCACTCGTAAAACTTGCGGGCGACCTTGGTAATCAAGGTCGATTTACCGGACCGAGCGATACCCTTGAGGAACGGGATGACTTGCCAGCCGTCCAGCTCGTTCACGTCGAAGCACAGGCGCCCCATGAACACGTACGTCCACCGACAGACAGACTCTTCGAAACGCTGGTAGTCCAGAACCTTCTGGAAATTAGGGGTTGGAATATTGTACCAGTCCTCGACGTCCCCGTACGGATCGAACGGCTGATCAAAGTACTTACAGGACACGAGCGACGGGTCGAGTTCGTTGAACTCGACCGAGTCGTACGAGTAAAACTTGAACGCACGCCGGCCCGTCTCTTCGATGTTCGAATCGATCGGACGCGAGTCGAGCAGGCCATTCTGGAAAGACCAGACGTGACGATCTTTCCGAATCTCTGGAAATTGTATATCCTTGCAGTTCGTCAGGTGCTTCACGACGTCCGAGGCCATGTTCCCGCGATTCGTCAGGTTCATCCACATCTCAGGATTGTCCTCCTTTTGCGTCTCGTCGTAGACAAATTCCTTAATCTCCTTCACCTGACGCCAGGCACGCGTCGGGAACCGGCCTGCCGTAATCTCCTTACAGCACTGGTCTCTGTACCGACGAAAGCCGTTCTTGTACCCCTCCTTCAGCAGGTGGACCAGGAGCTTTTGGTACGAGCTCGCATCCTTCTCGAGATCGAAATCAATTTCAGAATTCTGATTGAGAGGCTTGTTGAAAATTTGATAATCGGCGTCGTTCGAGACGAACTTTTCAACAACCTGCTTGTAGAGCTTCTTGAAGCGTCTGATCCGACGCTCGACCGACATGACGTCTCCGTTAATGTCGGTCGTCTCATTCTTCAGGACCTCGATGAGCTCGGCCCGGGCCATCATGTACCCGGCGATGTTTACGGCCGTACGTTGGTTTACGAGCATTCGATCGAAATCATCCTTGTCGATATTTATCGGCAGTCCCTGATCGTCCCGGTCTGGACTCGCCGGGAGCCATTTCAGGCTCAAGAGTCTGAAAATTTCACTTCTGCGGTCGCTTCCTTGGACATCAAGATGCAAATTACGTTCACATGCAAGAAGGCGATTTTCGAGATCCCCGAGAGTCCACGTGCTGATTTCCTTCTGGTAGACGCTGCCGTCCTGGGCCGGCGCCTTTTTCTCCTTTGTGTGGACTCCCTTGGTTGCCATTAATAAGAGAGAGCGATACTTTTTTAAGCGGGCGCGGCGATGTACTGCGGAGCCGGGCACGCGCACTTCGAGTTCTTCATCTCGGACAGGATTTTCACGAGAATTTTGTTCTGCATGTCGATACCCAGAGCAATCTTCTCGGTCGCCTCCTTCAGACCCACGAGGGTCGATGCGACCGTCTCACCATCCTCGGTCGCGAGCAGACTGCCGAGAGCCTCGAACATGTCCATGCCCTCGTCAAACTCCTCGTCCTGGTCAAACTCCTCTTCGGGTTCCTCCTCGGGTACTGGGCGGGTAGGGCGAGACATCTGTACTCTGTCTGGAGATTTTTGGGCTGGAACATTTTCGCACTCTATAATAAAATGCCCGGTGGCGCTCTGATGCAACTGGTCGCTTACGGCGCACAGGACGTGTACCTGACGGGTCAGCCCAAGGTGACCTTCTTCCAGTCGGTCTACAAGCGCCACACCAATTTCGCTATGGAACTTTCCCAGCAGACCCTCTCAGGCGCCGGTGGGAACGGCGGCCTCATGTCCGCGACTCTTGCCCGTTCGGGCGATCTGGTCGGCGACATGTTCGTCCTGCTGACTCCGACTCCGACGTCTGCTCTTCAGCTCACCTCGAACAACGCAAACTTCGACATGTGCTGGGTGGCCGAGCGTGCATTCACGAGCGTCGAGCTCTTCATCGGAGGCCAGTCGATCGACAAGCACTACCAGCTCTGGTTCCGCCTGTACTCTGAGGTTTATCTCGACGACACCAAGAAGGCCACTTATGGCAAGTTGACCTCGATATCAGTCCCGAACAACGTCGGCCAGACCTCAACCGGGACCGTCATGCTGCCTCTTCTGTTCTTCTTCAACCGCAACC